AAATAATTTGAAATAACCCTCTCATCCATGTTTATAAATATAAAACCCCCAACTTAGTTGAGGGTTCTACTTTTATTTATTTAGTTTGTTAATTTGGTCTCGTATTTCTATTGCCGATTCAAAATCTTGTTTTTCAATAGACTCCTTCATCTTAGCTTGGAGTTCTTCTACTTTACCTTTGTTTTGTTCAATCATTTTGATTCGGTCACGAATCTCAACTGCTTTTTCAAACTCTTGTTGTTCTACAGCATATTCCAATTCACGTTTGAGTTCGTTAAGGTTGTAGTTATTCCCACCAACTGGTTTATGGGATGCACCTCCACCAAATCCGCTTCTATAATAAACGGTTGATTTAAATGTTCCATCGGGGCTTGAAACTGTTTTCTTTACCCATTCTCCGTTTTCGTCAACACCTGAGTTAACTTGGTTACGGATGTCACCACCGAATAATTGGTTAAGCATCTCGCTTAGGTCGTCCCAATTATCAAATCCTCCAAAAAAATTTTTCTTCATCATTTTTTTCTATAAATATAATAGTTTATCTTTGTGGGACAATAGTCAATGTATGTGCCAATCCACCAAAACTGACAAAATGACAGGTAAAAAAATAATACTGACAATTTGTCAATATCTTTGGATTTGTATGTTATTTGACATTACCTTTGTAAAAAAGTAAAAATATGAACGATACTATGGATGATGATGACAAAGTGGTAAACCGAAAGAAAGGTTCAGATTCAGGAACTCCTGTTTTGGATAATTTCTCCCGTGACCTTAACAAATTTGCACAACAAGGTAAACTTGACCCTGTAATTGGTCGTGAGAAAGAAATTCTACGAATTGCACAAGTGTTATCACGTAGAAAGAAAAACAACCCAATTATCTTGGGGGAACCTGGCTGTGGTAAAACAGCAATTGTTGAGGGTCTTGCAATGAAGATTGTTAACGGTGATTGCCCAAGGAACCTTTTGGATAAACGAATTGTCACGTTGGATTTGACGGCTGTGGTTGCGGGTACCAAATACCGTGGTCAGTTTGAAGAACGTTTGAAGGTTATCTTGGAGGAACTCTCTGCAAACCCAAACATTATCATCTTCATTGATGAGATTCACACTTTGATTGGGTCAGGAAATTCTTCAGGTTCACTTGATGGTTCAAACATTTTCAAACCGGCTCTTGCTCGTGGTGAGATTCAATGTATTGGAGCAACCACCTTGGATGAATACCGAAAGAGTTTTGAGAAAGACGGAGCTCTTGAACGTAGATTCCAAAAAGTTATGGTTGACCCATCAAGTGTGTCAGAGACCATTCAAATCCTCACCAACATAAAGGATAAGTATGAATCTTACCATAAGGTTTCTTACTCCCCTGAAGTGATTGAGCTTTGTGTTAAACTCGCTGACCGTTACATTACCGACCGTGAGTTTCCCGATAAGGCGTTTGATATCTTGGACGAAGTAGGTGCTCGCTCCCAAACCGAACAAAAAGTCCCCGAAGAGATTGAAGAACTTAAACGCAAAGCATCTGACATCAAACTACAGAAAATGGACGTTGTGAAACGTCAGAACTACGAACAAGCAGCAGAACTACGAGACAAAGAACGAAAGATTCTTGTTAAGTTGGACACTGAGAAAAAAAGGTTTGAAGAAGAGTCAGCTCTCAATCGCGTACCCATTACCGAAGAACAGGTTTATGATGTTGTTTCCACGATGACAAAAATCCCTGTGAGCAAGATGACCATCGATGATACCAATGCACTTATTGGTATGGATGGAACTCTTAAATCTAAGGTAATTGGTCAGGATGATGCGGTTGAAAAGATTGTTAAGTCAATCCGTCGTAATCGTATCGGAATCAAAGACCCAAATCGTCCAATCGGTTCGTTTATCTTTTTAGGTTCAACAGGTGTTGGTAAAACACACTTGGCCAAACAAATCGCAAAAGAGATGTTTGGTTCAGAAGATGCCCTTATCCGTGTGGATATGAGCGAATACCAAGAGAAACATACCGTATCTCGTTTGGTTGGAGCACCTCCAGGATATGTGGGTTATGAAGAAGGTGGTCAGTTGACTGAACAAGTCAAAAACAAACCTTACTCAGTAATCCTTTTTGATGAGGTTGAAAAAGCTCACAAAGACATCTTCTCAATTCTTCTTCAAATCCTTGATGATGGTCACGCAACCGATTCTCTCGGTCGTAAAATTAACTTCAAGAACACCTTGATTATTATGACCACCAACTTGGGAGCAAGAAAACTATCGGACTTCGGAACTGGTATTGGATTCTCTTCAAACAAGTACTCCAATGAAGAAGCAAAACGTCAAATCCTGATGAAGGAATTGAAAAACTTCTTCTCTCCTGAATTCCTAAACCGTATTGATGATACCATCGTATTCTCAACCCTTAGCAAAGAAAACATTGACAAGATTGTTGAATTGGAGTTGAAGAAATTGGTGAACCGTTTGAATGAACTCAAATACACCTTCACCTACGACCAAACCTTGGTGGATTATATCTCCAAGATTGGATACGATGAAATCTACGGGGCTCGTCCTCTAAAACGAGCAATCCAAGACAAGATTGAGGATTACATCTCTGAACTTGTTCTAACCAACAAGATTAAAGAAGGTAAGAAATACAAGCTTGTAGTGGACAATGAAGAGGTAAAACTCGGTAAGTAAAAAAAGGGGGACGAAATGTCCCCCTTTTTGTATTTATAAGTAATGAAAAAAATCATTCGTTCAATTTTGAAAGAATACACCCTTAGATTAACCGAATCTATTGTGGGTGATAGAATTGTTTGTGATGATTGTGGATGGGCTTGGAAAATAGAAGAAGGTGGTGATGACCTTTACATGTGTCATCAGTGTGGTCACGACAACACACCACAAAATATAAATGAATCTAAAAAGTCACCGTATTTCAGATATTGGGACAAATATGGTCCTAAAATAGATGATGATTTTTTATGGTCGTTTGGTATTGAGGCCGGAGAATCCCTTGTGGAGGTATATCGGGAGCTTGTAAAATACTACGGTAGTTTTCTTAATTACAAAAAGTCTATTGACGAATATATCAAAGATAAAGTTTTTGAAGTTGAACCAGGTGATAGTTACGGTGGATACGATTTCAAATACAAATTAAAATTAGTAGGCGAGGATTATTTACCAAACTCAAATTATGATAGTGTAGATAATAATTGGACACCTTTTACACCTGAGTACACAGAAATTCAAATATTACCTGGTGGTACCGTAGATTTAATAAATTATGGTGGTGAGATGGATTTAGAAGAGGCAGTAAATGACCAAGAATTTGGTTGGGAAATTAAACACGAAATTAATGATGTTGTTAATGAACAACAAAGTAAAGAAGGTATTTTCTCTAAATTCGGAGTGTATCCCTTTGACAAAAGAATCAAATTTATTTAACCCCACATAACATTTTTGTAGTTGGGTTTTTTACGTTTCATGTAATGGAGATTATTACCCAAACGTTCCACCATTTGTTTTCCCATTTCAATTCCGGTAAACACATCCTCAAGAACCACATACTCATTTGGTGAGTGATAGTTGTAGTATCCGATGGAAAAGTTGATACACATAAAATCAAACTTTTGTCTCAGAGCCCATACGTCAGTGTAGGGGTGAACCATATACTCCTGACGGTTGTTTGTTGACTCGGTCAGGATACTATCACACACCGAGAAAAATTCAGAATCCCTTTCAAACAATTCCTGTCCAAAACAAAACTGTGTTACCATCCAATTCTCAGGGGCATCAAACTCAATCACATAACCCACGTTTGAGAAGAACTTCTCATCAGCTTTCAAGGAACCGTGACAACCTGTTTCCTCTGCAACAAAAAACGCAGCTTTAATGTCATTGGTTTCTTGTAACATCTTCATACAAGCAAACACACCACACTTGTCATCACCACCAATACCGGTTGGTTGTCCATGGTCGTTATATGCTTTGAATGAAAGTTTTTCCTCGTTTTGAGAATTCAGGAGTTGTTCTTCAACAACATTGATGGAATCCAAGTTATGAACCGTATCGGTATGTGAAACCACACAAGGGAAGTATTCAATATTTTCACTGGTTTGTTTTGTCGCATACACATTCATCATCTCATCAACATAGTGAGGAATGTTATTCTCCTGTAACCAGTTACAGATATATTCAACCATCATACCTTCTTTGAAGGTTTTGGTTGGTACGGATAATACTTCTTTAAGGAGTTGTTTGTCTTGTGGGTTTATCATAATACAGTTTGTTTCCACAAAGATAGTTAAAATATACTACAACTCAAAAATATTTTTTTGGGTTATAGAGAAAATCTCTAAAATCATCAATATCAATATTCATATTTTTGACAAAATAATTCGGATTAGAAACTTTTGTACGAACAACATCATTATTTGAATCAAAACCCATAATTATAACCGTAATATTGTCCCCAAGGTCTCGTCTTGCAACCGAATTAATCTCAAAATTAAATTCATTCATGATTTTCATGAACTTTTCATACGAATCTTTTTTCTCATCAAATTTTTCAATCATTTTTTCCAAATATTTAACTGAGGTTCTATTCATCTGTTCTCTATCAAAATATTCAGGGTTATCAAATTCATATCTTGATTCATCCCAACCAGAAAAGTTGGAATCAATTAAAATTTCCGAAATAATTTTCTCTATGGAATCTTTAGCTCCCAACGAATAGATGCTTTCCATTCTCATTAAAGAATACAAAGTGGATGCTTTGAGTGATACAGTTTCATTATCCCAACTAACATTAATCCCATAAGAGTCAAACGCTTTTTCTGTATGTTGTTGAATAGCATCTTTAGTTGCATATTTAACCTCATCATTTCTAAGCCTAATATATTCGTCTAAAATTTCATCAACATCTTCCCTGAAATAGTTAAATATGATATCATTTATATTAGACCAATCATTATCTTTGGCACCTGAAAAATTAAAATCGGGTTTTAGTCTTTTGATAAGTTCAAAATACTTTTCCTTTGCATTGTCTTTGAATATGTAATTACTAAGCCATCCACCTTCTATCCAGTTATCTTTGGCAACTTCATATTCCTCAAGGTCATAATCGTTGTCAGAATAAACGGCTCTAATAACCCAAGGGTCACCTTCATCCAAAGCCTCAGATTCAACCAAACTGTCAAAATCAATGTCAAAATAAATTATAGAATCTCCAATAGGGTATCTTCTATAAATTGTACCGATATCAGAATGTCTTGATACCAAATCATTAGCAGTTATGGTATCGGTTAAAAACCTTCTTAAATCCTTAATAAAAAATTTTCTATCGTTTGTTAAACCATCAACAAAATGTCTGATATCATAGTTAAAAATGTTGTTAACGGACAACGAATCCCTATCATCAAAGAAAATAAAAGCATAATCGTGAATCCCAAAAGATGCAAAACCAATATCAGAGACGGCAGTGTCGTCTCTTAATTTTACATTCTTTAACATGAAAAATCCATTACCCGACAAAGACTTCTTTACAAAGTCAGTATCCTCACCACCCTTACATAAGGTCGGATAGTCCTCACAAACACTACTCATATTAAGATATTCAATAACATCACCCGCACCAGTAGAGAGAATCTTCCTTATCTTCTTTGCCATATCATATAAATACTTATCTTTGTAGAAGATATTCCTTACGGGGTTACCGATTAGACGGGTAAGGTGTAGATACGGAGGTCTTTTGACCTTCTCTTTAAAATCGGTTTTTTTTAATGTGGGGACAATTGTCCCCACTTTTGTATTTATAAAGTATGAAACTCATAGAGTCGGTTAAAGAGTTAGTATTAGAATACGTTCCCGTTAGTGCAATTCCAATTGAGGTTAATGAAGATTTAGGAATTGTACTAATGACATGGTACGTAACTCAACACGCTTTGGGTAGAACCACCGCCAGTAGAAATCTTGAAGTACTTGAAATGGATGAAATAGAATCTATGTGTAAAAGGGCATCGAATCCACTCATATACATCCTCACAGACAAAAACAATCCATATAGACCTCATCCGGGTTTTAGATTTCAAGTAAGAGAACAATCAAATTTGTTTGCTACCTTGGGTTGTGTGATAAATGACTATGAACACCTTAAAAAAATAGATATTGTCATCACAACAACCCTAAAAACAGGAAATTCATTGAAATATCACAAATTTGATAACGACGATAGAAAACAACTTGTTATTGATTTGTAATTATAGTATCTTTGTAGAACAAATCACGGGTGGCTCCCTTAATAGTTAAGGCTGACCTTAAGCATCTGACGTTATGTCTATACAGGGGGCGAAAGTGATTTTAATGTTCTTTGAAAATATGGGGGTGCCTTGGTATCGATTGGCAGTATTAGTCATCGGGGGCATGCAGTGAGACGTTCTCTATCACTATAATCCATGGGGATATTTTTTAAGTGGCAACACTTTTGCAAAGCTTCAGGCTGTAGGTCTTCTTACAACTGAAGAAGTTACTGTAGCCTAAGCTATAGTGACAATTGGGTCGATGGACATATAACCTAGAAACAGAAGTCTTTAAGGTGTGGTTTCTACCAAAAAAGGAATAAAGGTACCGTTCAGGGTTCTACCGATTTAAGTGAATCCTCCACAGTTGTTGGTAACGATGGAAAAATTGGAACCAAATATTTCGGAGGGTTAAACAAACCCTGACCTAAGCATGTAGTCCCTTATGGGTAGACTGAGCAAGACGCGGGTTCAAATCGGACCCATTCAACAGTGATGTTGAATTAAAAATCGGATGAATTCAGGGAAAACTAAGTCCTTCGGGATATGTCAATCCTGAGCCAAGCCTGGTAGGAACAGGAAGGTGCAGAGACTAGTGGGTGGTAGACGCTTCTACCGTAATACCACAATAGCGTCCGACATCTCATTTGAGATGATGATATAGTCCACACATCGTAGAAATACTTTGATTCGAGCGAGTCCCGCCACCTCCACCATTGAAAAGGGTCCTTAATTGGACCCTTTTCTTTTTTCAAAAATTAAATCAAAAATTTTAAGTAATTCATTTTCTGGCATATCACCTTTTAGGTGATTGATTGCCCGAGAAATCCATTGAATATTTCCGTTAATATAACCTTTTGATGAATCAATTCTATCTAATGACGCAGAAGTTATAGGGTCTTTTTTTATTTTACCATAACTATTAATTTGTAGTTTTATCCCCAAATAAGGACAAATCCCATTTTGGGATTCCCATACTTGTTTTAAATCTTCAATTGAAACATTAACTTCTTTATTTCTTTTATTAATATTTCTATAGTGGTATTTGAATTTTGTAAATTCATCTTTTCGGTTTCCTGAGTGTTGTGATATATTATAGTCACTTTTTTTCTCGCCAAAATTTTTGAAGTTATTCTTCCCAACACAAGTTCTAGAACAGAAGTTTTTACTACCCTTACTCAAATTCCTGTTTATTTCACTAACTGGTTTTTCAAATTCAATTCCACAATTAGCACAATTACACTTACTCAGTTTTCTACTTCTATTTCCCATAATAATAAATATGGGTGGAGGTGAAAAAAGTTTTGTGGGGATGGATTTTTTTTGTAACTTAGCCATATGAAAAACAAAAATCAATCAGTCATCGAGTATCTCCAAAGATGTGTGGTAAATAGCTGGAAATCAAAAATAGAATACGGTCTTGAATACAATCTACCAATTGGTGTCGAAATTGGAAATACTGATTTTGAGGCTCTTTCGTGTGCTTTTTTTGGAATTAAAGGAACGGGTAAGAGCTCAGGAGACAATGACCACGATAATGGTGATGAAACAAAAGGTGCTAATAAAGTTAGAGCCAAAGAGTGTTGTAAGTGTGGAAAAGTATGTCATTACTTCCAAGAAACTTGTGAATGTGGGTCAGAGAAATTCACATATAGTGATGATAATAAAAAAACAGACGTGCGTTTTGGCATAGACACCGAAGCTCATTTTAAATACAATGTTCCTAATTACCATCTGTGGATTGTAGAGGCTTTAGAATATACCGCACAAAATCGTATATTCTTTCTATCTCTTTTTACTATTTCGAGTAATAATAGAATGTTCAACGACATCCTGAAAATTCAGAATAATGCAACATCAAAACACAAAAACTTCATCCCATATTCGAAAGATTTTTATGCTAGTAATCCAAAGATGATGGCTAAATATAAAATTGTGTTACCCTCAGAATCTGAAGAAGTACAAATAACTGTAGAACCAATAGAACAAATTCTTATCACTAAGGAA